GTGTCGATGCTGATGACTTTGGATGGGATGGAGACGGCTTAGGCTTATCACTCCGTAGGCAGGCAGCAGAGAATCTTAAAGGTAAGAAGATAGAGCAACATGTATTTAGAGGCTCAGAAAGCCCCGACAACCCTGATGCAATCTATCAGCTCATTGATAACAGTTCAGCCAAGCCAAGAACTAACAAAGATTCATTCTTAAACAAACGTAGTCAGTCATACATAAAGTTAGCTGACAGGATGTACAGGACGTATCAGGCAGTAGAGAAGGGTATATACACAGATCCTGATGAAATGATCAGCTTTAGTTCAGAGATTGCTGAAATCGATATGCTTAGATCAGAGCTAACCAGGATACCTAAAGTACCTAACGGCTCAGGCAAGATTCAAATTATGTCAAAGAAAGAAATGAAAACGCATAAGATAGACTCCCCTAACATGGGAGACGCTGTGATGATGAGTATGGCAATATCTGATACAATCAAACTAATTCAAGACTACGTACCACCAGTTATACGGCCAATGGGACGCAATAATGCAAATCGAAGATATTAAATTACTGGTTGATAGTTCCGATTCGTCAACCAATGCAACACGAGAAGAAGCCAGTCAGATGTTATTCTTTGGTCGTGCTAATCAATGGGACGACTGGGGCTATACTGGTGTTCAGTTAGAGTATCGAGGCCAATTCGATATTATTAAACCTAAGCGCAACAAGATATTAGCCGAGCTATGGCAATCACCACCAGCAGTACAGTATAAAGCTGAAGACGGTGCTGACCCTGATACAGCGGAAACACTAATGGGAATGTATCGTAAGGATATGACCCGTGGTGAAGAAGCAATTGAGACAATGATTCAGGATCAAGTGGATTGTGGCTTTGGTGCGTTTAGATTTAATACCGAGTATGAAAGTAATACGAATGACTTGGACAGACAGTTACGTATTAAGCCTACAGCAATCAATGAAGCTAACAATACGGTCTATATGGACTCTAACGCTAAGACTAAAGACAAGTCTGATGCTCGATGGGGTTTAATCATTACCACCTTCACAGATGACGGTTGGAAGTCTTACTGTAAAGAGGTTGGTATTGATTGGAACGACAACAAGAATCCAGAAGCATTCAAGACGCCTAACACTTCACGCAATTGGTTATGGGGCGCTAATCCTGACAACATTAAGATTGGCGAATTCTACCATCGAGAACGTAAGCGTGAACGTGTACTAATATTTGAGGATCCACTAGGTCAAGAGATATCTGTATTACAGAAAGAACTTAAATCTAGAATGGAAGAATTAGACGCTGGCGCTTATACACAGGTTGGTTCTAAGTACAATCAGAAATGGGTTGTAACTAAGTACATCGTTGACGGTAGTAAGATACTCAAGAAGCAGCATGTTCCTGGTGAATTTATTCCTATTGTCTGCGCTTATGGCGATTGGTCGTTCTTAGAAGGCCGTGAACTATGGCGCGGTATCTATTACGATGCTCAAGATGGTCAACGATTGCACAACGCCCTAATGTCTTATACTGCTGACATTGTTATGAAAGGCCCACGCAAGAAGCCTATTCTTACTGCGGGTATGATTCAGGGTAAAGAAGTCTTTTGGAATGACGCAGGCCCAGACGATAACTTTCCTTATCGTGTGATTAACGATGTCAACGCTATCACTCAACAGCCTGTAGATGTTCACGCTATCAACTACACACAACCTCCTGAAATGCCACAAGCTCAAGCAGCTTTGATGCAATACGTTAGACAATCGGTAGATGAAGTAACCGGTACGACTATCGACGCTAACGCAATGATGAATGGTGCTGTTACTGAAGGCCAAGTATTAGCGGCTAAGAAGTCTAGCAACATGGAAAGCTTCTTGTATCAGAACAGTTTGGCACTTGCTACAAAGCAGGCGGGCCGAATCTATGCGTCAATGCAGAAAGAGATTCAACTATCTCAACGTGAAATAACAATACGTAAAGAAGATGGCACTGAAGATCAAGTTACTATCAATGAATCACTCATGAACTATGAGACCGGCGAAGAAGAGACAAAGAATGACCTTAGTAAAGGCTCATTTGGGACTTACGTTGATACAGGCCCGAACTACTCAACACTAAGAGAAGAAGCTGAAATGGAGTTAGCGGAGCTTTCAGGAGCCTTACAAGGTACTCCAGAAGGTCAAATGCTATTACTCAGCTATCTAAGCTTAAAAGAGGCTCCAGGCTTCAGTGATGTTCGTAAGTGGGCGCGTGATCAGCTAATACTTCAAGGCATTAAAGAGCCTGAAACTGATGATGAGAAGGCTATGGTCGAACAAGCACAGCAAGCACAAGGCCAACAGCAAGACCCTAATATGGCTCTAGCTCAAGCTGAACAAGCAAAGGCTGATGCTGATATGGCTAAGGTTCAAGCAGACGTAGAGATAAACTCATCTAAAGTTCAAGTGGACGCATTCAATGCAGAGACTAAGCGTATCGATGTAATGGCTAGCAATAACCTAAAGCAGGTTGACGCAGCTAAGAAAGCCTCAGAGATACAAGGTAATGAACTGGACAACCTACAGAAGCTAGGCCAAGCATTAACCCCTATGAATCCGCTATAGTTTTGATTTATAGGTAATACAAGTTACAATAGGCAAATACTATGTGAGTGCGGCACTAATCCGCATATCCGAGTTAGGCGGTATACCTAATATACTTAGTAAGAGAGTTAATTCTTATGGCACGATTGTTAGATTTGCTAAACGATGAAGAAGTTGAAACGGTTATTAACCCTGAAGCCACAGAAGAGGTAGAGCCTGAAGTATTAGAAGGTGAGCCAGAAATTGAGGTAGAAGAGGAAGAACCTAAAGATTTCGAATTCGAGCTAGATGATGAACCAGAACCAGAAGTAAAGCCAAAAGTTCAAGCTGAAGATGCTTTAGTGCATAAGCTGTCAAAGAAAGGCAGACAGTTAAAAGCAGCTAAAACAGAGCTTGAGAAAGCTAATGAGCGGATAGCAGAGTTAGAAGCAGGACGAGCACCAGCAGCGCCTATTCCTACTCCAGCAGCCCAAGAGCCACCAGAACAGAGTTTAGCCCAGCAATACGGCTATCCACCTGTACCGGTACTGTATGAGAACGGTGTCAATTCACCAGCCGAATTCCATGAAGCATATATGAAATGGGATATTGGCAATCGTAATATTGACGCACAGCGAACAGCAGCAGCTAATAAAACAGCAGCAGTTGAGCAAGAGATGGAAAGCAAGCTTCAGCGTTTAGGTGCTGATTCTGATAAGTTTTTCACTGACAAAGGTATTGATCCAGAACGTGGGACAGACTTTGTTGCTAGCGCTGTAAATGAAATCGATGCTCATACAAGGCTTGAAGGCTCAATGATCTATCTACTTGAAGCAGTTGGCGAAGGAAGTTCAGCAGTTGCATATCATCTAGGCAGTAAGTCAGCAAAAGGCATTGCGGCATTAAATAAAGTCAAGTCACTACTCGCATCAGACCCAAACGGATTAAGCGCAGTAGCTTACATGGCCTCACTAAAAAGAGATTTAACGCCGAAAAGAAAACAAGTTAAAACCGATATAGAGCCAGACGAGGCTTTAGTTGGTGGAAGTAATTCTCTTAAGGCTTCCTCTTTGCAGCGTAAGTATGATGAAGAACAAGACTTCACAAAGTTACGGGCAATTATGAGAGAAGCAAAATCATTAGGTATAGAGCTTAAAAGCTCATAAGGTAAAATATTATGGCACTTTCGAGTGGTAAGATTATTGCAACGTTCTTTGATAAGACGTTGAAAGAACTAGAAGCCCAAGACGCAATGAGCAAGCTAGTAGAAGTGGACTCCATCTCAATGGACACCATGCAGAACACAACTGACCAGTATTGGCGCAATGTTGAACAACAGGCTCCTGTTATTGTAGGTCGTGACTTAACTGGCTTGGCAACTGATATTATTGAGCAGGTTTACCCGCTTACTGTATCAGCACCACGAAACGATTTCTTCGAGCTAAACGTATCTCAACTACGTGATGAAGGCTTTATGGATCGCCGAGCTAAGGCCGGTGCTAAGAAATTAGCATCTGACCTTAACAAGCAAATTGCGGATGAAGTAGCAGCTAAGGGTTCATTGTATTATGAAACAAGCTCTGTAGATTTCGACTTTGTAGCAGAAGCTGATGCAATCTTAGATGAACGCCAAGCTTATCGTGACGACGGCGCAAGTTTCTTCTTGAACTCACGTGCTAACCAAGCGATGTCAGGTAACTTAGCTTCACGAACTTTGTACCCTAACAACCGTTCTGAAGAAGCGTACAAGAAGAACATGGTAGGTGAGAACGTTGCAGGCTTTGATATGTATCGCGCATCTTTTGCCGGTAACGTAGCAGCACGAGTCAATGCAACTACTTCAACTGTAGCGTCTGATGTATTAGATGTTCCAGCAGGTCAGCACACAGTAGGCGGCTCGTTAGTTAACTTAGATTATCGTTTTGGTACGGTATCTATGACAAGCGCAGCAAACTACCGTGTAGGTGATGTTATTACTTTTGCTGGTGTTAACTCTTTGGGTGTTATGGATAAGTCAGATACTGGCGAATTGATGACAGCTAAGATTATTGCTATCGATACTAACGATATCACTTACTACCCTAAGTTGATTGCAGCTAACCAAGCAGGTATTACTACCGCTCAAGCGGCTTATGCAAACATCTCAACAGCGATTGTTTCAACGATGGTCGTGTCTAAGGTGAACGTTGTAGGCGGTAAGGTAAATAGCTTCTGGGCTAATGACTCAATATGTGTTGTAAACGGTCGTGAACCTCTTGAATTGCTTGGTGAATTTGCAGGCATGAAAGTGGAGCGTGAAACAATGTCCAACGGCATTGACCTTTACATTGCATACGATGCAAGTCTAAGCACCTTGAACGCTCAGATTCGTTTATTCACTCGATACGGGGTTGTCAACAAAGACCCTAGCCGAAACGGTAACGCGATTCTAACGCCATAAATATAGAGGGGCTTCGGCCCCTTTCTTCCTTTTAGGTGATTCAATGAAATACATGTACACAGACAAGCCAGACGATTCCTGCCATAAGATTAACGGCGTTTATGGTCGTCCTACTAATACTCCAGAACAGAAAGTTTTAAAGGCTGAAGGCTGGGTATTTGATCCGGCTGATGTAAAGCAAGAAGCTAAGAAAGAATTATCTATCCCCGAGCAAGCAAAGGCTTTAGGTATAGCGACAGAGAAAGATGGGAATAAAATACATTACAAACTATTAGCCAAAGCAATCGAGGCTCACAATGGCGGAACTAACAAAGGGTGAAGTAGCCCAAAGAATACTAAGGCTAATCGGCATTAATACTCGGTTTAGTGCGGCCTCTCCTGAAGAAGTACAGGATACGCTTCAATATACCGAAGATTGGCTATTAGCTAATAACGCTATGGGTCGCAGGCTTGGATACATTCAATCAAGCGGCATACCAAACCCTGCTGAAGCTTCCGGCCTTCCTGATTGGTCAATAATGGGCGTTACTAATTCCGTCGCTATTTATATAGCGCCATACTTTGAAAAGCAGATCAGCCCATCTATCAGTGTTAATGCGTCAATTGGCATGCAGACAATAGCTGATGAAACGATTGATATTGCAACTATCCAATACCCTAACAGAATGGCTCTAGGCCAAGGTAACCGCACGACTTACGGCCAGCGATATTACCGTAAAGATGATCGTATTATCACAGATGGCGATTACTTAGAAGATGACGGCTCAGACATTATAACGAGTAATTAAATGAGACTACCACTGGTTAAAGGTACACGCGTTAATGATAAGGCTGAATGGCGGGATGGTTTACCGCGTAATATGACCTCCTTCTCTCAACAAGTCGGGGAATATACCGGCTATATGAGAACACTCGACGGCCTTGTTAGCTTTGCTACTGGCTTAGGTGAAGATAGGGGCGGCATATGGTCAGACAGGTTTAAAACTCACGTTAGAGTATCAGGCGATAAGCTTATTGAGGTATCCCAATTTGGGACTATTGTTGATGTAGGCACACCTACTGTTATAGCAGGCTCAGGTCAGGTTCAATTTGCCAACTCGTTTAACTCAATCGCATTCGTTGCCAATGGTGAGTATTACCGATACCTACCAGACGCGGGAACTCTTACGCTTATTGCTAAACCAGCAGGCGCAGGCATTTACACTGATATAACCTTTATTGATGGTTATTACATTCTGACCGACTCTGAATCCTTATGGTCTACTGAGATAGCAGACGAAACAACCATATCCGCTATTGACTTTGCAGGCTCAGACTTTGCACCTGATGAGATAGTGGGCGTTGGTAAATCGACTGATAATAAGCTAATGGCTTTCAATCGATACACCACAGAACGCTTCTATAATGCTGCTGGGCCTCAATTCCCATTTGCTAGAATACCTAACGCAGCTATTCCAATTGGTATAGTCGGGCCTAAAGCTAAAGCCTCTATAGGT